GTGGTAAGATTTATAACAACTGGTATGTTAAACGCTACAGGAGCTGGGGCAGGTACACTTATACCTAATACTATCTCCTATCAAGATGGCGATGGAACATACGGTCCGTATAGTGGCGGACAGGCTTCAGGTCTTGGAGAATATGCAGCACGTTGGGCCGGTGCTTGGGGCAATAGTATTGATGTGGCTTGGTGTGCAACCGCAGCTGCTTATTCAGAAGCGGCCGCAACAACAATCGCAACAGCAAATGTCATTGGTGCAACCCAAATTACAATGGCATCTGGTGCAGCTGTAGCTGCAGGAGACATTGTTTATTTTCAACAGTCAGATGGACAGCATTATCGTGTTACTCTCGTAGCTTCTAATGTTGTGACAATCGTTAGATATCCAACAGCAACTGGTACTGGCTTGACACAGGCAGTTGATGGATCAAGTACACCAGTGAATGTAGATCGTTTCTGGAGATATTATGACCAGTTTGATCGTGCACCTGGAACTTCTGCATATGCATTAGCCGAAGGTGGTTCTAATGATGAGATGCACATTATTGTTCTAGACCGAGGTGGTGTTATTACAGGAACAGCTGGTACGGTTATTGAGAAATGGGATGCAGTATCTAAAGGATCTGATGCAAAAACTCCTGAAGGTAATGCAAATTATTATCCTGATGTTCTTTATAATTCATCTCAATACATCTATTGGTTAGATCATCCTGCAGGTGCAACGAATTGGGGACAACCGGTTCTTGTTAGAGCTTTTGCAGCGCCGACAACTGATCCGGGAACAAATGTTTTCGTAAGTGGAGCTGATGGTAGTGCTCCAACTGAAGGACAGAGATCAACTGGATATGATTTATTCAAAGATCCTGAGTCTCAGGTTATCAATCTTCTTATGAGTGGTCCGGCTTCTGTTGATGGAGCTGGCGCCATTACTCATGCAGTTAAGATAAGTGATTTGGTTGCTGCTCGTAAAGATTGTGTGGGATTTATCTCACCAAGTCGTAGTGATGTTGTAGCTGTAGCTACGAGTTATACACAGCAGTCCAGAGTAGTAGGCTTCTTTGATCAACTAGCAAGTAACTCATATACAGTTTTTGATAGTGGATATAAGAAAATGTATGACAAGTACAATGATGTTTATCGTTGGGTTCCGCTCAATGGTGATATCGCTGGTGTATGTGCTTATACTGATACCGTTGAAGATCCATGGTGGAGTCCTGGTGGACTGACCCGTGGTCAGATTCGTGGTTCGGTTGAACTAGCATTTGATCCTACACAGGCTGAAAGAGATGCTCTTTACAGAGCCCGTGTTAATCCTGTTGTTTCATTCGCAGGCGAAGGTACAGTGCTTTGGGGAGACAAGACTGGTCTTTCTGCGAACACAGCGTTTAGTCGTATCAATGTACGCCGTCTGTTTATCACAATGGAAGAGGCTTGTAAGGTTGCGGCTCGTAGTATTCTGTTTGAGTTCAATGATGAATTCACACAAGAGAACTTCAAGTCAATGGTCAATCCTTATCTGGCTGATATCCAAGGTCGACGAGGCATTACAGACTTTTTGGTTGTATGTGATTCAACAAACAATACTCCACAGGTCGTTGATAACAATGAATTCCGTGCGGATATCTTTGTGAAACCCACACGGTCTATTAACTATATCACACTAACATTTGTTGCAACTCGCACAGGTGTTGATTTTAGTGAAGTAGTTGGAAGAGCCTAATTCAAAAGGGAGAAAATAAAAAATGGCAACAAATAGTGTAAATAATTTTGTCAATGCACTAAAGGGCGGCGGCGCTCGAGCTAACCAATTTAGAGTGTCTTTTCCAGCTCTAGATGGTAGTTCTGGACTCATGGAGTTTATGGGTCGAGGCGCACAGATTCCGGCCGTGACAATGGGTGAAGTTACTGTTCCGTATCGTGGACGTCAGGTATTTGTACCTGGTGATCGTACATACGATGCATGGACAATAACGGTATTCAATGACTCTGGTTTTACGATCCGTGGCGCTTTAGAAAATTGGCAGAATCAAGTTCAAGATATTGGTTCAACCACACAAGCTTCAATTGAAGGTATGTCTGTATATAGAGATGCATCAGTTCTACACTTAGGTAGAAATGGTGAAGTATTGCGTGTATATAACCTTTTCAATTGTTGGCCGACAACTGTTGATGCAATTGATTTGGCTTTTGATACCAATGATGCAATTGAAGAATTTGGAGTAACATTCAGATTCAACTACATGACAGTACAAGCTGGATCTGAGGGAGCTCGAAGTAGAGCTAACCGTTTCTCTAGTAATTTTTCTACAGAAGGTAGCCTTGGTTCGGGACCTGGTACTGGCGGCGCACCTGGAAGATAAAGGTAAACTGACAGTTTGAAGCAGTATAAATAGTTGTGTTATGGCAGAACTATTTGGATATGAAATAAAACGGAAGAAGGAGAGCGACAAGGCCAAAAGCTTTGTCGCTCCTTCTGACGAGGAAGGAACATTAGACATAGCTGGCGGCGCCGGCTTTTTTGGTCAATATCTTTCCTATGACAAGGCAGCTCGCAATGAGTATGACCTTATACGAAAGTATAGAACAACCGCAGAAAATCCTGAATGTGACCAGGCAATCGAAGATATCATCAATGAAGCTATCATAGCTGATGAGTTAGATTTGTCGGTAAAGTTGAACCTTGATTGGGTTCCTCTTTCAATGGGTATCAAGAAGAAGATGGTGGAAGAATTCAATGAAATTCTTACCCTTCTACAATGGAAAAAGAAAGGTCACGATATCTTTAGGCGTTGGTATGTAGATGGTAGAATTTTTTATCATAAGTTAGTTGATGAAAGTGCTAAACGAAAAGGTATAACTGAGGTTCGTTATATAGATCCCAAATTCATTAAAAAGGTTAGGGAGGTAAATAAAGTCAAACAACCTAACCAACCTGCATTAGTTAAGCAGGTCAAGGAATGGTATTTATATAATGAAACTGGTGTATATCCTGTTATGGGAACGTCTACAAGTGGTCAAGGTGGAGAAGGCATTAGAATTTCTCCAGATGCAATCGCATATGTCACATCAGGCATTTATAATGCTACTACTAATCAAGTATACGGACATCTACAGAAAGCAATCAAGCCAACTAATCAGTTGAGAATGATTGAAGATTCTGTAGTCATCTATCGAATCTCACGAGCACCAGAAAGACGAATCTTTTACATAGATGTAGGTAATCTACCTAAGCCTAAGGCAGAAGCATATCTTAAAGATGTGATGACTCGGTATCGTAACAAATTAGTATACGATGCTTCTACAGGTGAGGTGAAAGATGACCGCAATCAAATGTCTATGCTGGAAGATTTTTGGTTACCTCGCAGAGAAGGTGGACGAGGAACAGAAATTACCACATTAGGCGGTGGTCAAAATCTTGGTGAGTTAGAAGATGTAAAATATTTTCAAAAGAAACTCTATAAGTCACTGAACATTCCTATTTCTAGATTAGAAGATGCGGGAGGTGGTTTTAATTTAGGACGATCTACTGAAATTACTAGAGATGAGATTAAGTTTAGTAAATTTATACAACGTCTCCGCAAAAAGTTTGGTGAATTATTCCAAGATTTACTCAAGACTCAAATGATTCTGAAAGGTATCATCACAGATGAAGATTGGAAAGCAATAAAAGAATATATCATTTATGATTTTCAGGATGATAATCACTTTCAAGAACTCAAAGATATGGAGATTTTGAAAGAAAGAATCCAAGCTTTGAATGATGTAAATGAATTTGTTGGTACTTATTATTCTGTAGAATATATCAGACGCTATATTTTACGTCAGTCTGATACTGAGATAGAAGAAATAGATAAACAGATTGAAGATGAGAAGAAGAAAGGTGTGATGGGAGATGATGCGGGCACACCACCTGGTGAACCAAATCAAGGTGGATTTGCTGCAATGGATCCTTATGGTAACGGAGGTGATACTGGACAAAATTATACACAACCAGGCGGAACAGAATTTGACTCGTCAAAGGATCAAGAATATACTGGTCCAGAAACTTAAAATTTATAAATATTAGAGGAAACTAATAATGAGTGATAATGAACAAAACTTACCAAGCTATGTTAAAGTCATGGTTGATAATGTTAGTGATGGGGATTTGGCATCAGCAGCTGATGCATTTGATGCAGCAGTACAAGACAAAGTTACGGCTCACATAGCCAACTATAAATCAGTAGTAGCACAGAATTCATTTGAGCTACCTGAACCTACAGCTGGAATTGATACAGGAATTACAGGAGCCCCGGAAGAGGTCGAAGAGGAATAAAAACAATGAAACTTATATCTGAATCAATTGAAGATATTGAATATATCACCGAAGATGATGCCGAAGGTAAAAAGAACTATCGCATCAGAGGTGTGTTTCTTCAGGCTGAAGTCAAAAATAGAAATGGTCGCATCTATCCGATGCCTGTTTTAGAAAAAGAAGTCAGCAGATATAATAAAGAGTATGTACAAAAGAATAGAGCATTTGGAGAACTTGGACATCCGGATGGTCCTACAGTTAATTTAGAAAGAGTATCGCATATGATAACCAAGTTGCATCCTGATGGAAAGAATTTCATCGGTGAGGCAAAGATTATGGATACTCCTTATGGAAAAATAGTAAAGAATCTCATAAACGAAGGTGCCAAGCTAGGAGTTTCGTCAAGAGGTATGGGCTCATTAGAACCAAGACGAGGGGCGCAAGTTGTCAAAGATGATTTTTATTTGGCAACTGCTGCTGATATTGTCGCAGATCCGGCTGCACCAAATGCATTTGTAGAAGGTATTATGGAAGGTAAAGATTGGGTATGGCAA